TCTTGGCGCTACCGAAGGCGTAGCCGGGGGTGTTCTCGGGCGCTGCGCTGGTCTTCAGGCCGCCGGCTTGGGGGCTGAGCATTTGGATAACACCGCCCAGCACCATCGATCCGCCCATCATGATCAGAGCTGAACCGAAAGGTGCGCCGGCGCCGAAGGTGCCACCGGTGATGACAAGGCCGACAACAATCAGCACAGCACCGATGATGGTCTGCAACGCCCCGCCGCGCTTACTGCCGGTGACGATCGGAGCAATTCGAATATCGCCGCCACCCGCAAACCCAAGCTCCTTTTCTGCCAGGTTCGTCTTTCCTCGGAATACGGCAAACTCAATCCCCCGTGATTTGGCGTTCGATAGGAAGCGTTCAAATCCGGGGATCTGTACACACAGCGCCTTGATCGCCTCTGCTGGTGAATTCACAGCCATGCGGAAGGACCGGCCAAACTGTCGAAGTTGACCGTAAAGCAAGATCGTGGTCATGGGCTGATAATTGATAGCGAGTGCTGCCATTAACTTTTCTCCGGGCAATAAAAAAGCCCGCCGAAGCGAGCCTTTGGTGAAGTGGTGCTGACTATAGGCAGCCTTGCAGCGCAGCCAATCGCTTATTCGCAATCCAGTTTCCGACCACCACGTAATACTTCGCTTCGGCCCCCGAGCCTTTAGGCTGGATGTCAACGAAGTACTGGGATCCCTCGGTGAACACGGTGTAACCGGTATCGCGGCTAGGCTGAAGGGTTGCGCCAGGCGTACCACCGAAGATTGGCTGGTTCTGCCATTCGTACTGGACACATTTAGCCAGCGCGGCGTCCGTTTTGCTGGAAGTGAGAACCTTGTACGGGCCAGATTGGCGGGCCTCGTTCATGGTTGGCGCCATACATCCCGCCAGCATCGCCACCGCTACCGCCGCTATCAAAATCCGCATGTCGCTCCCTCTTGAGGCTATAGGTTCTCGCCTTACACTTTTAGCTTGGCAGTGCTTATTGCGTCCAAGAAAACGCGAATATTTTCCTGAACCGCCCGGTTGATGGACTCTTTTATGCGGGTGGCTCCCGAGAACGCATAAGAACCAGGCACCGACCCAACCGTGTAGACCTCCCGCTCGTAGACAATCTTGCCGGACTTCCTGTTCACGATTTGATATGTCGCCCTGGCCTTGCTCGTCATCGTCACTCCGCCTCCGGCGATGTCCAATTCCGTGATCTTCACGAAAATATTCACCTTATTGGTTGAGTCATCGTCGAATACGGAAATTCGATTTACACCTTCTCGAAGGCCGCTCTCCCAAAACCTTGGCACTTCCTCGCCGTTTGATGGGATTTCACCACGCGCCTCATTTGGGGCTGCGAACGAAACGGACATTGACCGGAGATCGGCGTCGATCTTATTGGTCGACATTTCCAATCCCTGCACGGAAAAATTCAATGGTGGCGGCGATGCGCACCCCGTCAAAAATGCTAATACCAAAGCACCAAACAGCATCTTCATGATTCGCCCTCTCCCTTAAAAGGCTGACTGTACCCCGTACCTGGCCAGGCATCCAGCGTGGATGGAATGCCAGTAACTGGGTAGATAGGCGGCGTAGTAGCTTTATGCTTCCAATCAAGCTAATCAAAGGAATGACAATGGCTCAGGTAACGGCGAACTCGGTGCTTCACGTTTCTCAGGTTGGAGGCGCGCTTTTGGGGGGCGCCCCAGAGTGGAACAACGCCTACGGAATCGGAGCTACGGTACCAGCGTCTGGCATATACCGATGCACAGGTTGCGGTGACGAGATTACTTCCAACAAAGACGACAAATTCCCACCTCAAAACCGGCACCAGCACGTCAACCAGGCGGTTCCCGTGCAGTGGCAGTTGATCGTCAAAACTCAAACGAAAGCGTAAAGGATCCCCCAGTCCTTCGCCCGCAAGCCCAAGGACTGGGGTTGCGCCAATTTCGGCGCGGATAAAAAAGATAGGGAGATCTACGTGAGCGACAGCGATTTCAAGCCCAGAGAATCTTTTACCATCGACTGGAAACGCCAGTACGACGTTGGGCCTTCGGATGAGCACCTGCATGCGATGGGACAGTTCATCGTCAATTACTCCGCAGTCGAGTGGCAAATTTCGGAGCTTTTTGCCTTTTACCTCAAGATGCCTGTGGCAGAGGCTCAAAAGCTATCAGTTGAAGCCAATGTCTCAATGGCAGGGATGATCAGATACGTTCAGGGGCGAATTTCTGACTCAAAACCCCAGGACCGACAAGCAGCAGACGACCTGCTTTTCACGCTGAAGGCTTTCGATAATGTCAGCAACCTCCGACATAAAATAGTGCATTGGCAATGGGGGCTAAATGAGGGTCAAACAGCTTCGTTAACCGATCTGATTAAGCCAAAGGGCGACAACAAATCCAATGCAACACTCAAAATCAGTGAGCTAAGAGATCAGTGCCTGAAGCTCATGAGAATTCTGCAGGCGATTTCAATAAATGGCGAAATCCTTAGAGGTGTCAGGACGCGCGCTCAGATTCTAGAAATCCGCACAGGTACATCTCCTGAAAAGCTCTTTCGACCCTAGATCTGGAAATTGGCCAGTCATCTATCTCCTCAAGCACGGCCAGGCCAGCTTCGACCATCGCTGCTGATACGGGAATATCTTCAGCACAGAGACTTGACTCACAGTTGCTCAAACGAACATCGTCCATCGCCAGCCTCCGTTCTCATAATGTTCGGTACTTTGCGTCTTTGTGCCTGAGGATCAGGCGCGTTCGGTCATGCCACGGCCCGCCAAAAACGATGATTTCAGACGATCTGCCGTACAGGTGGTGCAGCAGGAAAGGGCCAGGTCCGAAAACGCCTGAATCCTCACCAGGCAACGCCGGATCGGTGCCGAGGTAAATCCCAGCGTGGTTAGGGTGAACTGTCCGGCCAACCTGCATAACGATCATGTCACCGCGCTGCGGTCGGTCGACGCGTACAAACCCGGCCGCCTCATAGTGCTTCTCGTACAAGCTGGCATTCTCCGCACTTTCCCACCAGCCATCAGTGCGCTGGAAGGCCTCGAATTCAATTCCCCATTCCCGCCGGTACCAGTCGGCGCAAACCTGCCAGCAGTCCCAGGCGCCGTGCACGAATGGTCGCTTGAGCAGCGGCGTGCTGCCCGTGGGCGTGATCGTGCGCATGTCGCCCTCGGGCCATGACAGGATGTGCCAGGGCAAGGCCGTGGCCTCGCACATGGCCAAGTCATGGGGTGACGGCCTGCTGGTGGCGTCCGGGTGCGAGTGAACGATGCCGATCACTTCGCCCAAGTCTTCCGCCGCGGCGTAGTCCTCGGGATCGAGCCGGAATTCTTCGCTCGGCTCAGTGGCGATGTTCGTGCACGGGAAGTACTTCTGCTTGCGCCCGATGGCCAGCAGCAGGCCGCAACATTCTTTCGGATACTGGGCCGCCGCATGCGCCTGGATGGCCGCAATGATGTGTTTACGCATAGTCAGCTCCGGGCGATGAGGGAAACGGCGGGGAATCCACCGAAGGACAATTCGTTGTTTTCACCGAAGCGCAGCTTGCAGGACGACAAACAGCCCTTGCACTGGTCCAGGGCTGGATCGTCGGTTGGGTTGTCCTCGTCGTCGAACATGGCCGCGCCGGTATAGCCGCAGTCCGGCCCCCGGTAACCATTGGTCATAGCCCAGTGGCAGAATGTCGTCATTTGGCGCCCTGGCAGCCCGTGGTTGTCGATCTCGCCCGGGGAGGACAGCTCCCACACCACCGCTTCGCCGTCCTCACTGGTTTTCTGGTCGATGTACCAGATCTCCAGCGCCTCCTGAGTCGGGTCAGCAGCTGGGTTACCGTCAGGGAAGTTCGCGGCGTCCAGGTACTGGGCCAGGGTCTCGCGAACCGTCAGTTTGAACTTGAGCATGTCCTCGAAGGCCAGGCACAGCGCCGTGACGCGCCCGTTGACATTGCCGGCGGCGAAAGTCGGCCGAGAGGCAGTACCGTCGCTGCTGGAGGAAATACCCTCAATCTGCACGGGCCAGGCCGCGTACTCCTGGCCCTGCCAGATAATCGACTTGGCGGGTAGATCATCTTCGGAGCCCTCGTAGGCCAGCAATTCCTCGGGCGTGTGTGGGATAGCGTGACCGTGGAAGCGCAGGTAATCGGCGCCGTACTCAGTCCCGTCAATTTCAAACAGGCGAATCTCGCCGCCGGGCTCCAGCTTCTGGATGTCCGTGATCAGTGCCATGGGCGATTATCTCAAGGGTGAAAGGTTTGTTCGAAGGTTGCGGTGATGGCGTATACCTGGCCGCCACGGTGAACTGGCTTGTAGCCGTTGCACTTGTAGAGCCCAAGCGCGCCGAGAGGTGGCGTCCAGAGAAACGCCTTTGCCCCTTTGTGCTTGTCGAGGAACTTCCTGATCTCCAGGATTCGCGCGGCCATACCGGTAAACGTCACCGGCCAGGATTCCGACTGATTATTCAGTCCGTCCTCGACCGTCTGCTCATAACCATCGCCAAACTTTTTGGCCCGGACGCGCTGGGTGATATCACCCTCCGCGCCCTTCTCCGTTGCCCAGATGAATCGCTCGATAGCCATCATCGCCCCTTGATTGCATTGTTGATGACGCCGCCCTGGCGCATATCCTTAGAGCGCAGTTCCTGATATTTCTGCTCTACGAACGTCGCCAGTTCCTTGCCGAAGAGGTCGTAGCCAGATGCGTCGGCGGTGGACGATGCATTGCCATCGCCATCGATGTGCACCTCGACATTGATCTGCGTTCCGCCAGCCCCACCGCCGCCCATGGCCATAACCCCAAGCTTGCCGCTCGAAGTCCGGGTCAGGGGCATAATTGCCTCCTCCCCAGCCTCGCCCATGACGCCGGTCTTGCCATTGGCCATGCCGAACGCTGTGGGCTTGCTGACGATGGAGTTCGTGAAGGCGCCGCCATCGGCAAACAGCTGCACACCGCCCGACCAAGCGCCGCCCTTCGCTTGCGGGAAATACGCGCTGGAATAACCGTCTGCAGATGCACCGAGGTTC